ACCAGTATCAGATATAATGCCTTTTGTCATACCTACTAATTTTTCCACTACGAATACTTGTATTAATTCATTTATAACTGCTCTTGCTACATTAGTAGCTAAGTTTTTAAAGTCTAAAAATTCTTTACTTGTAAAATCAAAGAAGTTTGTAAATGCATTTGTTAATTGTCCTTCTACCGTTTCTGCAAAAGTTTTAACTATAGCTATATTTTCTTTTATAGAATTATTAACTATATCAAATTTAGTAGCAGCAAAAGCATCTTCAACAACACCTGTTAATTCTTTTGTTTTTGTAATTAGTGCTATTTGTTCTTCTAATGCTGTTTTTCTTTCTTTATTTGCTTTGAGTTCTTCAGGTGACATTTTTGCAAATATGTCATTTTCTAATACAAATCCGCCTGTTTCTTGTACCTCTTTAATTAAATCAGTAACCCTATTTAATTCGCCTTGTAATTCTGCTAATGTTTTCTTTCTATCAACTAATCCTAGTAAATCTAAAAATTCTAAAACTGTTGTAGATACAGATACAAATGCTTTTTGTAATGGTAATAATGTTGCTCTTTTTAGTTCATTCATAGCATCATTAAATATTTCTGCTTGTCTTATAGAATCTTCAGGTATAACACCAGTTGCAGACTCAGCTAATTCCTTCATAGCTTCTGCACCATCTTTACCCATTACAGCAAGTTTTACACCTGCTCTACCCATAAGATCAGCTAAAATAGCATTTTTCTCAAACTGGCTACCAACACCATCTAATGCTTCAAATAATTCTACAAATACTTCTTCTGCATTTTTTACACTACCATCTGTATTTTTAACTTGTACGCCTAGTTTCTCTAAAGTTCTTCCTGCTTCAGTAGTTCTTAACTGTGCTTGACCAACCATCTTGGTAAAGTTTTGCATACCTTTGTTGAATTCTTCAGTAGCAAGACCTGACTGCTGTGCAGCAAATTGATATTTTTGTAAGAATTCTGTAGATACACCAATAGAATCAGATACTTTACCTATACTATCTGCTAATGCTAATGTTTCTTTACCAAACAAAGCTAATTGTCTAACAGCAAAAACACCTGCAAAAGCACCTGCAAGTTTCTTCATAGCAGATTGTGTGCTGTTTATATTACGGTTTACAGAATTAAAACCGCTTTTAGTTTGATCTTTTGCGGTGATTCTAAATTTATAATCAGTTGCCATGTTTTATTTGCCTATTCTTTTCTTCTAAGTATGCCATCCATCCAGTAAATTCAGATAAGGACATTTTATTTTCTAGTTCTTCAACTGTAACATGTAAAAGTTCAGCTAAATAATATTTTGCAAATAATTCCTTATCTTCCGCTACTTTTTTCTTTGTTCATCTACAGTTGGTGTAGACATGATCTCAGTAGCTAATCTAGCTAATACATCTTTATCTACATTGTTCATTAAAGTTTGTTTATCAGATAAATCAAACACCTTATTGCCTTCTTCATCAAGTGCTTTATAAATTAAGCAATAAGCCATTAATGCAACATCATCATCTTTTGCAAATTTTTGCAATTTAGACATTTCTGCTAACGTTAATGGCTTTGCATAAATTTTAACCACTTCATTCTCATCACTCCATTCAGGTACTTCAATACATTTAATTTCTAAAGTATTAAAGTGTTCTTTTGCTTTATCAATGAGTTTCATAGTTATACTGTTGTGCTAGATATGCCACCTGAAAATTGTACATTAACAGTTGCTTCTACTAAGCCATCAAATGCTGCTGTCCTTGTTATACCTGTAACTATAGCAGTACCAGTATAATAAGTATCGCCACTATCAGCACCTTCAGGATAAAAATTAACAGTCACGCTTGTACCAATAGTTAGTGCATTTTGTGCTGTATCAGTTTCATCCCAGTAGACATCAATAGTACCTGTACCATCTTTTAAAGATGATTCATAAGACCTAGCATCAGCACCCATAACAGTAGATTCTATTGTTGCAGCAGTTTCCTCAATTGAGTATGATCTGATATGTGCAACTGAATCTGAACCTACTTTAACAGTACCTTCACTTCCTTTATGTATCGCCATTTTCTACCTCTTTTTTAGATTTTTTAGAAGATGATTTAGATTTAGGTGCATCTTCCTTCCACCCTTTACTTAAATAATACTCAACCTGTGTTGGGTGAGCAATTACAGTAATCTTACCATTTGGACTAATTAATTTCATAATTATCTCCTATTAAACCGCCACATCAGGATTCGTTTCCTGTACATAGTAGTTAGTTAAAAAAGTTAGTGAAACATAACCTAAAGGCTTTTCTGCTTCACCATTAAAATCAATTTCAGTTGATTCTAAATAAGTATCTTTTGCTAAACCGCCTAATGTTCTATCTGCTGCTATAGCTTCTTCTACTTCTTTGCTTATTGTATCAATAGTATCGTCAAAGTTACTAGTAGCTTTTGCATAGCCTTCTACAACTACAGCTAGTTCTCTACTCATAACTCTATCTGTACCTATAACAATAGGCTCAGATGCTTCTGATTTAGTATAGATAACTAATGCAGGTAATTTTGTATTTTCTATAGGGTAAACTCTTGATTCATAGACATTAGAACCAGTAGTTGTTAAACCTGTTAGTGTAGTACCAAAATATTCTCTTATTTGTTGTCTCACATGAATTGCCATTACACTTCCTCTAACATTAAAGCAGTAAATCCAGTTCTATCTTTTTGCACATTAACTATAGTGTAGTTTTGTGCTGCTTTTAGAATATTACCATGTATATCTGTAACTGCACTAGCATTTAGTAAATCACCGTATGCTACATTAGGCATATCTACACTTCTACAATATGCAACTGGTTTAAGTGCTTCTACACCAGTACCTAAATCTTGTTCTGTGTATTCATTATTCAGTATTATTTTAATATTAGTAGATACACCACCTCTTATGTACACTGCATCTAAGCCATGACCATAGCTAGTATCTAAATATGCCAACATATCTTCTTCAGTTTCTAGCATGTACTGTGACATTATTGTTCCTCTAAGACTAGTTGTACTAAGCCTGTATTATCAGGCTCAACAGTAACAACTAAAAATGTTGTTTCAGGTACTAATGTATTACCTTTATTAGTGGTTATTGCATTTAATAATATTTTGTCACCCTGCGATATGTAAGGTGCATCTGTAGCTTTAATTATTGCTCTTGGTTGATATCCGTCTACTGGTACAGTACCACCTGCAATACTAAAGTATTCTTGATCTATAATTAAGTTAATTGGGTAAGAATCGCCTGAGTCTATATCGTACCAAGTATCAATTAAACGTGTTCTTGAATCCCATAGGTTATTCTGTATTTCAATAAAAACACCTGTAACCCCATGACCAGTTGTAGTGTCTACATAAGAGTTAAAATCTGCAGCACTTTCTAAAGGCATTATTTTTTGGCTCTTTTCTTAACTGGTTTAGTTTCAGATTTTTTTAAACCTACACTTCTATTTGCTTTTTTTGGTTTAGCAGTTTCTTTGTAAAGTTCTGCTTTTTTGTTTGACACAAGTGCATAACCTTGTGCAGCGTCTAACTCTACAATATCACCTACATAAACTCTTTGTTTATTAGCAATAGTGTCTCTCAAAATTATATATTTTTTCACTTCATTAGTGGTGGGGCTTTTCACCCCACCGTTTTTAGTAGTTAACATTAACCGTCATTACCTAGACAGAATGAAACTGCATTTCTAACAGCTACATCTATCATTTGAATACCTACAACTCTTACAGCACCTTTAGTTGAATTTGAATAAGGGTCTACAACTATATCAAGACCGCCAAAAAATCCTACTAATAGATCTGAGAAGTTACCAAAATAATGGTCGCCTGATGTAGGTTGATTAGAAACAACAACACCGTAGTTATTGATTCTTCCGTCTCTATCTACAACAAACTGAGCAGTACCAGTAGCTTTTTCAGTTGTTTTTAATGAACCATAGTCGTCTGCTCTCATGATGTAAGAGAGATTTCCTAATAAAGCGTTATCTACAGCTACTTGGCTTTCCATATTTACAGTTTCTGCCCATGTTGGGTTAGCAGCAGCAAATGTTACAGTATTAATACCTGAAGTATTTTTAATACCTGTTGGATTACCTGATGTGCCTGAACCTTCTAAAGCACCTGCATCAATAGCTAAAGCCATGCTTTGTGCTATGTCATTTCTAATTAAGTTTTCAACATCTAATGAAGACTGAACTAAAAGTTGTCTTGTTACGTCTGTAAAGCAACCTAAAGTTTTAGGTGACATTGTTACGCTTCCAATAGTCATTTCTGACTCAGCAACAGCAGTTCCTTCGCTTGATACGAAAGCAGCAGTAGAAGAACCAGTTTTCTTCGGAATTTTTACGTCACCCTGAAGTCCTCTGAGTAATGTTGCC